TTTATCTCCCGAATCAGGGCGTCCTTGACAGCCCCTTCCCCGGGCAAGCTGGTAAGTATGTGCATAAAAAAGGAGGCGCACCCCTCAGGATGCGCCCCCATTCTAACAGCGTATCGCGGTCTATTAGGCGAACTTCGCCAGTTCGATGATACGCAGGGCGATGACGATTTCGCCAGCCGTCAGGGAGGCGATGGCCGAGTCCGTCACCTTAACCAGCACATCGGTGTCGGAAGCAACGGCCTTGACGGCCTTGCTATACCCGGACGTGAACTGGTCGCCAGTGTTGAACACCGGAACGGTCATGGCGTCCACATCCAGCGCGTCGATGAACTCATCGGGATCAGCACCAGTGGTGCCAACGTCGATAACCAGCGAGGACGAGCCAGCGATGTCCACCGTGTTGGCGACCGCCGCAAGCTCCACCGCCGAATGAGCCGGGAGCTTGGCAATGACGCGACTGCCACCGTTGCCGATGGCGATCAGATCATTGAAGTCCAGCTTGATGACATCGGTAAAACCACCGAGTTCGTTGATAGCAACTTTAGCCATTGTAATGGTCTCCTTGGTTAAGGTTAGCTCAGAACGGTGATTTTGCCATGCGCGCCCGGATGCGCCACCTTGAGGGTGCCGGTCCAGTCAACATAGCCACGCTCGCCACCACCCAGATTCGGCAGACGGGTGCTGCCGAGCGGGATGAGCTCGCCCACCGCGTAGTACTCGGGGTTCACCAGATAGCCGGTGTCCTTGTTGGTGGTGTCGGGAGCGCAGTCGGGGTTCATGTCAACGATGGTGACGATGCCGTGATCCGACTGATACTGACCGACGCTCAGCTTGATGAGGCTGGAGCCCTGCGGAGCCGTGAACTGGCGGATCGGGCCGGTGCTGGAATCAGCGCGGGCGAAGTCGCTGATGACGCGGCGGAGGGCCGTGTCAGCAACCAGCGTCAGGCTGTTCGTCACACCGCTCACGCGATAGATCGACGTGATGAGGTTGTTCAGAACGGTTTCCGAGAACGTGCCAGACGAGTGGATCGAACCGGACGGAGTGCGGTAGTCAGCGGGAACGTCCGACGGACCAGCCGAATCAATCCAATCACCGAGGCCGCGCATGGTGTAGGCGGTGCCGCCACCATTCTCAGCCGCACGATCCTGCGTTCCGAGGAGGGTCTTCTCCACATCACGCTTGAGCTCCTTCACGGCCTTCATCTCCGCACGGGCGATGTCCTGCGGTCCAACCGAGGAAACAGCCTGCTGGAGGTCCGACACGCGATAGGAACGACGGAGCTTCTGGACGTAGTTGCCAAGGCGGGCAACCGACTCGAACTTGTCGTCGAAATCGGTGACATCCGCGCCTTCGCTCACAGCCGTCGAGGACGGGGTGGCGAGCTTGTCCACGCCCCACTCAACGAACGTGCCGTTGGCCTTGAACTTGTCGGCGGAACTGAGAACGGGGGTCTCAGAAGGAGCCAGCATCGACATGGCGTCCTGAAGGTCCTCACGATTGAGGGCCGCGCTACCGGGAGAGGTAGTATCGTAGGTGTTACTGAATGACATGATAGTTAGGTTTTACGTTTAGAGATTTGCGCTGCACGGAGGGCGATGAAGTCACTAGCACTTCCTGTTTGTTTAAATCGGCTTTCGACTTCTTTCAGGGACTTTTCAATCCGCCCATCAACACGCTCACTTGCGGAAGCGGATGTGGAGGGATTGGACGGAGGATTGAGGGACGGACTCTTTGGAGAATTCATCTCAATCTGCCTACGGCCATACATGGAGTTGGCGGCGTGGGCGATTAGGTACTCAATCTGCGGCGCGATGTCGGGGACCGACTCCTTTACTCGCTTGAGACGGGGGTCATTAACCATCGCCTCAAAACGCTTACGGGTGTCATTGTCCTCTCCATCAAGCCAGTTGAGCTCCTTGCGGGCCTGTTGCTTGAAAGCTGTCTCAAGCTGGTTGCGCTGTTCTTTTGCCTGAAGCTCAGAGAACTGAGCGGGCAAAAACTTGTCGCGTGCTTTACGGGCCTTGCGAAGGGACTCGCGGATGTCTGCCTTGGTGTATTCCTTTCCGTCAACCGTGACGGCAATATCAGTTGCCGACATATCTTCGGACCTGAACAACACCTCCTCCGCCCACTCAATGACCTCATCGACCTCCTTGCGTTTGGCTTGGAGCTCGGTAACATCATTTACATTGGCATAGGGGTTGTTTTCAACCTTAGGCTCAGGAATTTGCTGCTTGGCCTGAGAAATCATAGCCTCAAGGGAAGCCGCTTTCTCCTCAGCCAGCTTGCGCTTAGCAGTCAGTTCAGCGATTCGCTTGAGTAGACCACTCTTCCCCTTTTGGGCCAGTTCAGCAATCTCCTCATCCGTTAGCTCGTCTACATCCTTTGAAAGAACTTCCTTGGGATTTGGTTCCTTCGGCTTAGTTTCGTCCTCCTGTGAGGGAGACTCGGCCTTAGGTTCCTCTTCTTTTGGAGCCGATTCAGGCTTCGGGGCCTCTGCCGGTTGGGCTTTGGCTGTTAGCTTGGCAATGCGGGAGGACAGGAAGTCCTGATCCGACATTGACTTGTTTTCCACGGCTGGTTTAACGTCTGCCGCGTTTGACGTAGTGGCTTCTGACATAAGAGTTGTGATCCGCCGTCTTTGCGCCCCGGCGATTGCGTGGCGAAATGCTACCACAAGTCTTTTAGTGCTTGCCTATTTAGGGCAAACCCCATGTCTAGAGGCATATGATGGACCCTAAAGTGATAGAGCGTTTGCACAATAATCAGGATTTCCTCAAGTTTTTGAACGAAATCCACGCCGGTCGGGAGTACTGGGTAAAGCAACTCCACGACCTGAAGACGGAGAGTCTTCAACAGATAAGCGGACGCATCCTCGCTATGGACGAGGTGCTGTACGCCGCAAACTACGACTCCCTTAGGGAGAAGTGGAACCGCCTTACTGGCTCAGGTTTTGTGTCTGAACCTGTCCCATCTGAGCGGGAGCAGTACCAAGCCGCCCAATCTGGGCGTTCTGCATCTGCTGCATCTGGAACTGATACTGCTGGATATACTTCTGAAGTCGAGCAGAAAACGCCTCGTCGGTCTGCATCCGCTGCGAAACGTCGGGCTGCTGCACATACTGCTGTATAACCTGCATGGCGACCTGAGCGCCATTAGGACGGGCTCCCACTTCAATCCCAGCGTAAATCTTCGACAGGTCATCCGTGACCTGCTTGACGATTTGCTGCTGGGCTTCTTGAGCGGGCTGAAGGACGGAGTCCGCTAGGAGCGGATTAACCGCCGCAGCCATTACTTCCAACATTCGGTCAACATTGATTCGGCCATTCCGGTCGAACTGCAAGAGGCTGACAAATTGGTTAAGCTGGGCCTCAAGCGTTTCGGGATCGGTGGTCAGGACATCAAAGTTGATGTTGATGTCGAAGTTCTCATTCGGATCACCTCGACCAAAACGAACCGGATCGGGGTTACCCGTAACGCGGAAGAACACTTCCTCAGGGCCAAAACGCTGATAGCACTTATACGTCAGGCGTAGGACATCTCTGACATGGGTCAGGAACTTATCCACGAAGTACTGCTGACGGATGCGAGCCATCGGGTTGTTGTGATCCAACCCCATCAGACGGTCAGCCTGATCAATCTGAGTACGCTCCATCTCTACGGAGCCCGGGTTATACTGAGGAGTAGGACCAAACTGAATCTCGCCCATACGGCGATAGGCCACCTTTACGCCCGGACCCCACTCAGGGGCAGGAGTACCAGCAGGATAGAGAATGGCAGGTAGTGTCGCGTAGGAGTTCCGGTCGATCCGGCTATCGCGTTCCACCTTCACCTGCCATTGAATGCCCCTAAGCTGCTCAGGAATAGTGGCGAGCTCGTAGAGCCGCTTATTATCCTCGCCTAGCTTGGTGACAACGAACGGGTAGTCATCATATCCGTTCAAGAGTTCATGCTTAGCGTACTTGGGGTTCTCGGCATCCCCGTAGTACTGATTGTGGAAAACCGTGCAGTAGATGCCTTCGGAGTTGTCCTCCTTGGAAACGAGTCTTTGGTAGCAGTAGATGACCTCATACAGGTCAGTAGACTGATCCATTGAGATGCGGCTGTAAGCCGTATTCGTCCGTGGGTCGTTCATATCGACCACGTTGCTCTTCATCTCAAGCACCTTGTCCACCCACTCCTCATCCCAACCCTCCGTGCTCACCTTGTTGCGGAGCTCCTGAGCGGTCATTAGAACACGCCAGAAGCAATACGGGGCCTTCTGAGGATCAGTCGTATAGGCGGGGAAGAATACGTCGCAATCAGGCCCCAGAGCCGCCACTTTGGGGCAATTGACGCTTTGGCGGACTACAGGAAGTTCAGCCACCCCAGACTTGCGGAGCTCCTTCAAAGCAGACTTCGCCCGCTTATCCGTCAAACCAGCAAACTGGCCCTTCAGCAAATCGACAATCTGACTGTCAGACTTCCCGTCCAATATCAGCCTAGCCAAGTCTGGGCTAACTTGGGCAATTTGGTTTAAATCAAGCCTCTGAAGGAAGGTGCGGTTTTCCTTCTGCCAACCAACGTAAGTCACCATGATGCCGCGCTCCATCAGGTAGTTGGCACCAAGCTCCATCTGACGCTTGAAGTCGGGGATGTAGGAAGCCACCATCCACTTCAGGAAGGCACTTACCACCCTAGCCCGACCCATGTCATTCATCTCTATCGGGTACGCACGGATGTGCGCCCGATTGAGCGCAGACATAAACAGCGCAACGTAGGTGTTGATGCGCTCGTCGATGATCTGGACCTCCGAATCCGCCGCGCCTTCAAACGGGAAGGCGTCTGCTCCGTGCTTCCTGAGGTCTTTGGACTTCCCGGGCCAGATGTTCCTACGGTAGTCATAACTATCGCGGGTGCTCTGCAAGTACCAGTCCAAGTCGCCAATCGTCGTGTCGTAGGCGTTCTTCAGCGCAGATACGTTAGGGACATCCTTAACGTAGGTCAGGGACTCGTTATTTTCGTTGGTTTGCATTCAGTTTGCGCTGGATCGACTGCACAATTGTATACGCATAGCCCTTGTGCGCCCCGATTTTATCGGCCAAAACTTCGGGACTGATTGGTTGGTATTGGGCATTGAGACTTCGCGTCAAAATCTCAAAGCCGAGAAGGCGGTCCATCTGCTCGGCTTGCCACTCGGGATTTAGGGTGATATCACCGTCCGAGGACTTCATGCCGATAGGTGGTGCCTCCGTTGGCGTCTGTGATTAGATCAGCGAAAATGGGCTTACCGATCAGCCTATCACAATCACGGGGTCTTACAGCGACAGGAACCAGACTACCACCGCCTTCTGGAAGTGCGTAAACCCAATGCGGATTAGGGGCTCGACGAATCACCCGCATCTTTACCCGTTTGGGAACAGCCAATGGAACGGCCACAGCGAGCCTAATCTTCTCCGCACCCTCATCCGTAAAGAACTTACGTCCTTCCTCCGAGTAGTACTCATTAGGCGACAGTTTCTCGTCACGAAGTTTGGCCAATTGGAACTTCGTGATGTTCAACTCGTCGGATAGGTCTTTGAATGCAACAGGCATACTAATAGGCTCTACCAGCAGGTTTTATGGTTCGTAATGATCGTGGGTCAACAAAATTGGCTCCAGCCACCGCTGCATAACGCAAAACGTCCACAGGGTCTTTCCATGCCTCATCAGTTCCACCCTCTGCGGTGTACTCCTGTAGGGCTTGGATGATGTTCTGGCAGCGGTCTGAGATGTAGAAGTGCGGTCTGTTGACGCTATCCAAGGGAGCCTTCTTGTTGTAGGCCATCTTGGTTTGCAGGGCTTGTAAGCCATCCTCAATGTCAACGCCGGGGGCTGGGAGGAAAACCAACCCCGCATCGCTCAGGTCTTCGATGATGGACGAAGCCCCTGTCTGGGTTTGGTACTTAGCCGCTCCTAGACGCGGGTCGATGAGACGCTCAAAGATGGAGTCTTGGGTTTCGTTCTCCAGACCCATGATGAGGTCAACGTAGTCCCTGATGCCATAACCCAACCCCTTAGCCCCTTCTCCGCTAATCCACTTTCCTCCAGACCACTTGGCCCAATCTCCCACATTCACATCAGGCCACTCGCGATAGACAAACCAAGTGTCCGTCTCATCCACCGCAATCCAGCACATGAACCAGTTCTTGCGACCAGCAGGGTCCAAGATCATGTACTTGGTCTTGCCCTTCAGATCAATCTTCTCATGGGGAACAACATTAACCTCCCTAGAAAAGTTGGGGAACTTCGTACTGACAGACTTCGTGGCTATCCCGTAAGCACGTGTTAGGATTTCGTTCTCTGGTCGTCCTGCAAGGTCTTTGGAGATGCGGTCATAACCACCGAAGGGATTGTCCCTACTGTGGAAGTAGATGATCCCTGCATCCCGATTCCTTGACCGTTGCAGGTAAGGAACCGAACGCCCTGACAACAACTCTGCTGGTTTGCTTCTGAGAGTTTCGGCGGATTGCACATAGTCTCTGACCACCTCTGTGTAGCCGTCGATAGGAGTGAAAGTGACCACCAGCTTGCTATTCCGAGTGGCAAGGCGAAAACGAAGAGTAGCAAGAAGCTCAGGCCCGACGAG